CCGACGGCGTAAACTTTAATAAAGAATGTATCGACCAAATTCGGAAAGAGCTATTTGGTGGTGTAAGAGATAAACGACCTCTTACTGTCGAAAGTGTCGTTAAGAGGGATCAGTATGATGATAAATTAATCACCAACTCAGGATCTCCCGATTTTGCTAAACGTAATGAACCTTCAGTGTTACGACAAGCAATCGAGGACGCAAAGTCCGGCAAATGGAATGAATATCCTATGATTCTGGGATCTAGGAGTCAACGAGGAAAAGAAAGATTTATATTCCTTGCACCATTTAGCACAAATATTGTAGAAAAGCAATATTTATACCCGTTGATGGATCACATCCGTAAAACTAACCTACCATTCTTCGCAGCTTGGGAAGGTTTTAGTGCTGTTGAGGATCAGTTTAAATTAACTAACTTCTTTAATTCTGATGTTTCTTACGTCCAACAGGACTATACGGCAATGGATAAGTACTTTAACTCAGCACTCGGAGAGCTAGTATTCGAAGTGACTAAAGACTTCTTCCAATCAAGATATCACCAAGAATGGAATGATATCATCCAACATGTATTTAATATACCGGTTATGACTCAGATTGACAAACTAGTTAAAGGACCGCATGGACTCATGAGTGGATCAGGGTTAACAAACTTCCTCGAGTCGATAGTGTCGTACTATCTTACTTGTGCTTATGGAAATAAGATACAAGGAAACATCCAGTCCCAAGGTCTTGGCGACGACTTGGTATTCAACTTTAAGAGTGATATGGAACACGAGGAGAGAGAGGACAAAGTGAAGGAGGTAATGTTTAGCGAATCAGCGAAGTTAAATCTCGTATTAAGTCCAGACAAGCAGAGATTCGATAAGCACACGACCGTTTACCTGCAACGATATTTCGATGAACGGTTAAATATCGATAAAGGTAATTATCCCAGTATTCTCGCTTTAAATACTGCGATGTATCCCGAGCGGTTTCACGACGCCGCGAAATGGAGTGCCAAGATGGAGACACTTCGATGGATAATGATCCTTGAAAATTGTAAGAATCTGCCTTACTTCGAGGACTTAATCCAATTCTTTATGAAAGGTGATAAATTCAAACTAGGTTTGGAAATCCCTAACTTCTTTCGAGAGTTACCAATCATATACGAAAGTAGTAAGTCGATTAAAGGTTTTGTTCCTTCTTATAACCAGGAAGGCTTAGATAGAGGTATTTTAGACTTCGCAACGGTAAAATATCTTCTAAAACAAAATGCTATAAGCGAATAG